ATTTTTAGAGTCCTTTATTATGCTGCATTAACAATATTGTAATTGAGGTTAGCAATTAAAGTTCCGGTACCAGTGGTAAATGCAGCTGTTGCATTAGAAATGTAAACCGCTTGATTTATCATATTAGCCAAAGTGTCGGTATTATCTGGTGTGAGTTCAAAATTATTGCTTGCAACATATCCATTAAAAGTAGCAGCAGCTAAAGTTGTACTTGCCGCAGGGCCAGCTAATGCAGCTGTATTTGCCCATTCTAAACCAATTGCCCCACCAGCTGCATAAGCCACGCCGCCATATAGATATGTGAAACTTAGTTTGTTCAGAATAATCATCTTGTTAGCGCCAGGTGCTGCAAGAAGAAGAACTGGAGCTGCTGACATTCCAAGAATTTGCGCACTAGTAAGTTTAACTTGAGCAATAAGACTAGCCGCAGACATAGCAAACGTTAAATTAGTGGCATCATAGGTAAAAAATCCTTGACCACCAGCATAACTTATTAAAACTTCGTCATCAGCCCGCCATTGAAAGGCGCCATTATTCAATGCTGCAATAGCAGTGGCTTGTGACGTAATATATCCCGTTGCAATAATAGTTGCCAAAGTATCTGTCGTAACAACTCGAACGATTTGCGGGTCAATTCCCCAGTCTCTAGAAATTGCGGTAATAGCCATTATTTTATTTCCTTATAAGTTAAACTATAGTATTTAATACGTAATATCTGACATGTGCAACAAAATTACTATTTCCTGTTGTATAGGCAGCCCCGCAAGAAAGATATAATGGAACATTAACAGCATTTGGCGCAAAAATTTGACCAGCTAATGGTGCAATGCTATTAATTACATTGTAGGCAACATTAATATCACCGGCACCTCTTGTAGTAGATGCCCCATCACTAAAAACTGGGGCGCCATATTGTGCACCAACAGGAGAACCCGCTGCATATGCTATCGTGTTATAAAGCATCTCTATATCAATTGTTTCTACCATGATTATAGTATGAGGGCCCTGTGCAGCAACTAGTAAAATTCCTGGCGCTGGCATAGCTTTCCATTGCGCTGAAGAAATTGGAATTGAAACATATTTTATCAATGATGGATTATTGCTAGTTACGCCAGTATTGCTAATCGTAACATCGCCCGTCATGGCAACATCTGTTGCGACATTACCAGCATTACCAACAAATATATGAGAAGATGTTAATGCAGGAAGGGCCGCGCCGGCTGCAACAAATGTTTTATTTATTGAGTCATAGGTAAAATAGCCTTCGCCGCCATTATAGGAAATTAAGACACTATCGGAATTAGTCCATTCAAATGTCCCGTGCTGAATAGTATTGATATTATTCAATTGAGCAGAAACGTAACCATTTGTCGTAATTGTCGCAAGATTGTCTGTTGTTATGATTCTTACTATTGAAGGACTAACGCCCCAATCCCTAGATATGTTAGTTATTGCCATTTTGATTCCTATTTACAGTCAATATGTAGTTCTGCGTCTCAATCTATCAATGTCATCAACGCCTAAAAACCCTTCTTTTTGAATCATAGGATTGGTATCATTTCTCTGTGTATTTCTTGCTTTTTTACATTCATCAATTTCTTCATTATATCCAGAATGGCCTTTTCTGTCTCGGTCGGCATTTGGAGTGTTTACAAAAGTCATCTTATCTTCTTTGTTAGCCATGTTAATTCCTTATTTTTTCTTTGAAACCTTTTTGTCACGCTTATCCATTCGTTCAGCGCTATGCTCAATTCTTTCAGCAGATTTCTTAATAATCTTTTCGTCTTTTTTGTCACCCTTTAAATGGGTTTTGGTAATTTTAGGCATTTTATTTCCTTATTTCTTTTCTGCACGTTTGCGACCAGCGGCAGCCAACTTATTCATCTTGGCATCGCCAAGGCTTTTGCGACCAGCACTTGCAGTTATGGCTTTTGCTGACTCTTCAGAATACCCTTTTCTCTCAAGAGCTGATTCCATTTTTTGGAAGCGGCCACCGCCTCCCAATTTCATTGATTTTGCCATTATTAAAATCCTTTAAACGGTAACAACTTGATATGAAATATTTGCAACAACAGAACCTGCGCCAGTAGCAAAGTTTTGTGTGGCAACAGTTAACCATACACCTTGATTGACAACTTGAGCGGCTGAAGCAATCGCTAAAGAACCAGGTTCGGTAATATAGCCCGCAGCCGCTAATCCATTTACAGTTGCTGCTGCTACTGTAGAACTAGCCGCAAATCCTGCAGCATTAACCGGTGCAGCAGTAGAATATTGAAGGCCAACAGCCCCACCAAGAGTATAAGATGCTGTTAGGAAATTAAAACTATAAGTAACACTATTCACAACAATTAATGTATTAGGCCCAGCAGCTGGGATACATGCAATGCCTGCTGTAAATGCTGTTTTAAAATTTGCAGATGAAATAGGGACGCTGATAACTTGAGGAACAGACAAAGCAAGTTGCGTAGCAGTAATTGTATTGTTTGTTAATTGTGTTCCTAAAATCCCTGCGCCGACAGCTAATTGACTTCCAGTGATAGCAGCTGTAGGGCTAATTTGCGTAGTAGTAATAGTTCCATTCGCAATTTTAGCAGCAGTAACTGCTAGATTCGCAATTGATGCAGTAGTAACCGATCCCGCAGCGATAGAAAATGCTACTGTTGTAATATTTGGAGTTAATGCAGTAATTTGCAATTCAACAATGCCATCTGTACAAACGCAGTAAAACAAATCGCCGATGTGAAATGTTGTGAATTCTATTTCAAGAGTAGGGTCAAGATTGAAATATCCTGCTGCCGAAACTGTCGCCACATTATCTACAGTAGATAAATATCCCCACCATTGTGGAAGACCAGCTGGCGCCGTGATATCTCTTTGGCTCCAAAGAGTTATGTTTTGTAATTGAAATGACATATTATTAATCCTCTGTTGGGTTAAGATCATTTATTCATTAAAGCATTGACACACTAATAATAACTATACCACTTTCATCATTGCCACCGTTTGAACCTGCCACTCGTGAAGAAACGTCATTGTCGAAACTTATTCTCTCAAATAAGTTGGGATTATATTTTTCAATTCATCAGGGGTTTTTGCAGAATCAAATATAGCATCTGTCGGCATATCTCTAAGTGATTGTTTCAATTTAGAGATTGAGTCAATAGATGATTTATCAGATTTTTCTAGCGCCTTCATATATTCAGCATCTAATGCTAATAATTTTTTATCACGAATGCTTCTAAGTTTGTTAATATGAAGTGATTTTCCTCTTATCATATCAACATCAATGGTTTCTCCATTATGTTTCCATGCATCACGAAAATATCTATCTTGCGGAATAGTATCTCGACCTACAATTTTAACGTTAGATGCTTGTGGATGAAGTTTTTTTATGATTTCATCATGTGATATTTCTCCCGAAGGAATATCGATGCTAACTCCACTTGGGCAATCTTCAGAAATAGGAACATTATAAATAATTATTTGGCTCATTTTACCCTCACGCAAATATCATAACGGAGTTGTTGGCGAGATCTGTCAATGCAGTAGGTGTTCCAGTTCTAATTTGTGTATTATTTGTAGCTCTTGTGCACCAATCCATTGAATCGCCATTTCTAGCGGTATCCCCGCATATTCCTGCAATTTTATAATTAGCGTTGGCATAAGCTGCAGTAAAGTTAATGGTATTAATTCCCACTCCGCCATCTGTTATTGATGACACATTTAAGCTGCTTTGAATTGTTGGTGTTCCGGCAGTTATTGTAAATGTAACATAAGTATTCATGATCGTGCCGACACCGCCTGCAACAGCCGCATCAACGTAAGCAGTCGTAGCGACTTTGGTTGTATTATCGGCAGCGGCTTGAGTTGTGGCGGTAACGCCATTTGGTAATACGGTACTTAATGAAGGAACACCTCCAGCACTTGTTACTAAAACAGAGCTATTAGCCGTAGCCAATCCTGTAATTGTATTAGCCGCTGAAGAATATAATAATTGATTTTGAGTTGTAGCTGCTAAACCTGTACCGCCTTGCGTTACGCTAACTGGATTGTTTAAGCCAGAGCCATTTTTACTTGTTGGCATTTTATTTCCTTATGTCACAATCCAATTGCCATCTGCCGCCATTCGCCAATTACCGGAACCCTGATATAAAAATGTTGCTTGTCCCATTCTTATACCGTTTGTAAAATCTAACGCAACGTTTCCAGTCGTTATTGTTGAGGTTACATCAACTAATGTAATTGTATATCCTGCCGCATAATTAACAGTTAATTGCGAAGCAACCAATGTTGAGACTTTGACAATGTCTCCAACTGCCGGAATCGCCGGTAATGTTAAAGTTAATGGTCCAGCATTATTAATGATATAGCCATTATTTGATAAAGTTACCGTATTGCCGACTATTGTGGACCATGCGAAAACTGTTGCAGGTTCTATTAACTGACCATCGCCAGTAAAGAAAAATCCACTTGTAGCCGTATAAGCTATGTAACAGAGCAAATCAACTTGACCAACAGTTACCGGTCTTATAGCAGTTAATTGACCAGGTGTTTGACTGAGGTAATAACTTGTTCCGGCAATAAACAATCCGCCTTCAGTAGGAGTAGTTGTTAGCCCTGAAACAAATCCTGCTTGAGTAATATAATAAGAATTAGCATCTGGGATGCTAGATACTATTCCAACAACAGCTGCATTTGCCACTGAAGAACCATCTGCCTTAACAAAATCTACACCGTTAAATCTGAGCACGTCTCCAATTGAAAATCCATGAGCAACCTTGTTAACTGGTTGGTATAAGGCATTAGTATTTAATTGCAAAGCTGTAAATGACATATTAAACCCCTATTTCCTCAAGTGTTATAAGAGAATAAAATGAAGCTGAATTTACAGCATCAGTACATGTTTGCAAATTATTGCCTACGGTACTATAAAATTGTATTTGATATGTTTGCGGAAGAATGCTAGCAGGAGTATCAACTATTAAAAAAGTATATGAGAAACTATTTGTTAAAGGACTATCATAAACCTGCAAAGGCAAGCCAACGCCTATTCCTACAGGAACCCCATTTCTAGTTATTCTAGAATATCTTCTGTCAGCATTTGAACTAACACCGCCATTTACTTGAGCGCTTATCTTAATAACATTAGCAATATTTATTGGAGTAATTGTTGCTGTCATTCCAGGGACATTTGTCCATGTAGCAGCTGGAATTACAGTATTTGTTGGTGTAGTAAAACTTTGATGTATAAATTGTTTTAAACTTGATGTTCCTGTTCCAGTTATAAGAGTTGGCTTTTGAGGCAATACCCATCCTGTTCCACTTATAACGCTTTCACTTATAAAAACTGGTTTAGATGATGAACCAACAGCCGTTGGCGCAATGGGTGATATTGCTCCTGGAACAACATCTGATAAATAATATGTTGTTCCAGCAACAAGTGCTATCGGAGCGCCAACAGCATCAACAGCGCCAACAACAGTGGCTGAATTATGTCCTGAAAATTGAATTGTAAAATTAGGGTTGCCATTTACAGTTACAACTCCAACGCTTTGTGAAGCCGCAAAATTAGCACCGCTTGCTAATGAATAAACATTATCAGCCGTTACATGAACCCAGTTACCAATCGCAAATGTATTTCCAGGCTGAGAAATTGTATGAAAATTTACCGTATCACTAGGAGCAGGGCCTGAAGATGGAATTGGACCAGGAGAGCCCATAACCATTCCTGTTTCTAAACATATAACCCAACCACTATCAGGTCCATCTGACATGAAAACTGGCTTTCTAACATGTCCATTTGTAGTAGTAGGAGTTTGAGTTGCATCACCAGCACTTAAATCGCTCAAGAAATATATCTGATTAGGGACAAATCCAACAAATCCAGGTGTTCCAGGTGGTATATATCCAGCTTGCTGCAAAACGAATTGTGTAGGACTAAGAATATTAAGGACAACGCCAGCTATTTCTGCGTTTTCTGCGGTATCGGCAAGACCTGGAACATAAGCGCTCACGTTATTTACACGGACCCATTTGCCAACTGCAAGACCTGCCGTTGCGCCTGTTATCGTTGTGGTAACGCTGCCAGAACCACCACCGCCGCCAGGACCACGCGTATTTGCGCCTGCCGCAAGGCCAACAGATTCGCTAAGTGTTCCCGCCGGGAATTCTGAAAATTTCCGTGTAAATACCATTTGCTATTCCCTTATGATGGTAACTGTCTTAGCGAAATGCCTACATAGGCCGAGGCATCTGGAGTGATAAATTGTATCACATCTCCGCCGTTAGCATATCTTTGCGAGCCATCAGCGCCTGGTCTGAATTCTGAGTATTGGGTTTGCGTGATTAAGCCAGCGCCCGGTGATGCAGGAGCACCATTTAGTCTAACAAATACATTGGATGTCGAAATGTAACCAAATCTGACAGAATATTTAGTGGTAGCTGGCCCTGGAACCGTGTAAGTCTGTGCCACACCTGTTGCTAGCGCCATTTGCGCGCACACATCAGAAAATGGGATGGTTAAGTCGTAATTACTCGCATATGCAATTGCCATTTTATTTCCTTATTAATTTACAATGCCAAGTCTGGCATCTGCTATGTAGTGAAAACTTGCAGAATATACAACAGGCGTTGTTGGAGCCGATGTGAGCTGAGGTGCTCCTACTATATCCACTGCTGGAATAAAATTACATATTTTATCACCAGTAACTACTGTCCAATTTGCAATCGCCGTATCAACATTAAGTGCCGCCCCACCCAGTCCTCTCATTGACACAAACCCCGCGCCAGCCCCTGCCGTTTGTGGGCTATATATCGATAAGGTTGGATTTGTAATGCGTTTCTTGGAATTAAAGAATATCGTCATGGCATTAGGTTGTGCGTATGTATTCCCGCCGCTTATTTGGGTTGCATTTTGAGGAAATGAAATTGCATTAACTGATGTTACCGTATTTACAACAGTAGCCGATGCGTAGCTCATTTCATAATACCGCTCGCATTCTCTTAGCACTTCGTCCGCCGTCTGTGGCGCTGGTCTTGTAGCAATATCACCAGCATTTAATGAAATGTAATCAAATGTAATAGTTGCACCTAATGTTAATGTTTCTATCCCGATTACAATTGCAAAGAATGTAGCATCTCCAACTCTAGGTGTAGTTGTATTATCAAACCATCCATTGAATGTTTGTTCAATTCCTGTAGTTGTTACTGAAGTCTGTACACTACCAGGATTATTTCGCGATAACGCTGTCCATGTTCCATTTACCCCTCCAGCACCTACTGTAATTGCGCCAGACGCACCAATTGTCGTTACAAGTGAATTATATGTGCCAGCTAAAAGACTTGGGAGATTAGCGTCATTAGTTGCGTAAAGACCAATAGTAATAGGCTTTGTGGCAGAAGATTTTGCCTTAATTGCAACAGCGCATCTACCAGAAAGTATTTCTCGAGCTTGAGTTGCATCAAGATATTGAATAATAGCTGCGCTACTTGCTAACGTTCCAGTCAGAACAATTGCGCCTGTAGTTGCTTCACGTGAAACACTTATTGCATTATCGACCGTTTGAAATATGACTGTTTGGTCCCATGCATAAAATGATTTATTTACTCCAGTGGCAATTGGACCAATAGCAGTTCCTAATTGAGCTGGATTAAGCGGAAAATCCCATCCAGTTAAATAAGAAGGAATTGGCTTGTATTGCAACAAAGGATTGTAATAATGGAAGAGATGGTCTAATTGTCTATCAATTGTATCTTGTTCATAAGGAACATTAACCGGGGTTGACGAGGCAATCAATTGGAAGCTAGTTATCCATATGTCGCAAATAGTTGGTAATTGAATTCTATATTCAATATACGCAGCCGGAGGGGTGTTTGCATTTGTAGATGCGGGTAATAAATCTTCCCCGTCAAACTCAGTAAATGCATTTGTGAGCACAGCATTTTTTAAAATTCCTAATGGCTGCCCATCCGAGGCGACCAATAAAGCCGAAATTGTTTGAGATGCGCCTTCAATTCTAGCCGTGAATGATGTAGCTACATATTTATTGGCCCATAGCTGACCATTCTGCTGTAACCTTTGGCGCAATATCGGAGTTCCTGTCCATCCCCCACCAAGCACAATTCTGAGAGCATAAGGCGCATTGGTAGGCGTCGGAATGGTGTCATTCAAAGCTTCTCTTTGAAGCGTTAACGTCCCTGTACCCGCTAAATCTAAAAACCAGCCTGGTGCTACTTCAATTGAATTAGGATTTGTCGCCGCAATTACATACGGATTAGGAAAGCTAATCTCGGCAAATTGTGGATTGGTAATTTGGTTATTTGTGGCTGACTCCGTAATTGTCGATGGAGTTCCGCCCGTCGCATTAGGAGAATAATTTTCAACTAAATAAATTAAAGCGTCTGCCTGAGATGGGGGCGCAGTTCCATTGTTTTTACGAAATTCTAGGCGATAAACTACGTTGTCATCCCAAAAAATGTCGACAGGAAGCGTGCCATTAGCTAAGAACTGAATCGGGGATGTCCACGGGATATTACCATCTATGTCATGGTATACTACGGCTGGGTTGTAAGGAATTTGGTTTTCTAACACCCACAGGTAGAACGTGTCGTCGAATAATTTTCCTGTTAAATCTGCTAAAAGCCAGATTGGGTTTGCGCCGCGTATAAATGCCATATTCCGTTACCTTTTATTTAGGAGCTTAATTATGTCTTGGATGATTGTTTTGATTTATCCAATTTGCATAGGTTTTTGGGTGTACTGGGCTATTCATGATCATCCTAGTTATGATGAAGGGCCTTATATACCCTACGGCCCGGATTTCGATAAAAGATGATTTCATGATTCTGCTTTTTCCATTAATTTTTTAATTAGGTTCTTTCTAACCGCTGGAGAAGTTAAATATTGATTTAATACCTTAGAACCCAGTGCTGGCCCCACTAAGCTAGCTATAACCGCCAGAGGATGCCCCGTCAATCCCATCCCAATGGCATTTGTTATCTGGCTTCCAATAATTGCTGGTTTAATTGCCTTTTGTCCCGTCAAAGGATTGGCCATTCTGCTAAGCGACTTTTCATTCATTCCACGTAAACGGCCATAATCTAATAACTGTTCTCTATAGGCCGCATCAGGGAATAATGCTTCGAATTGCTTAGTTCCCAGAGAGTCTATCAACCTCGCAAACTGCTTAGGATCGAGATCGCCTTCTTTATCAATAGCGCGCCTAAGCCATTCATTACCAATGATATTCTTTTGCTCTGCAGGTAATATGTTTTGAATTTTTTCTAAACGGCTATATTTATCAGTTGATTTTCCGGGCTTAACTATTTCATTAATAATATTATCCATGTTATCTAAATCTTGGGTGAATTTATAAACATCGGAATCCAGAAATTGAGAAAAGTTTTCAGCATAGTTTTTGTCTGCAGTTGAAAGTGCGCTTTTTAATTCTGGAGAACCATTTTTTTCAATATTCTGTTTTAAATCATTTCGTAACGATTTGGCAAGTTCTTCATATTTAGAAGCTAAAAATCTATCCGATGGAGTGCTTGATTTATTATAGTTCGCAGCTTCTTTTTCTAATCGAGATGCAAACATTTTAACTTCAGCAATTGAAGGGTGAATTTTTTCATGTGCAATTGGCTGCCCATTTGGCCCTAATATTTCAGATTTATTTTGAATATATGGATTTTTATAATTTTTAAATTTATTAAATGTATTGGAAAATTCTTTGTCATGCTGGGCAAGGGGGCTTTTCTCAAATAGAGATTCAAATTCCTTAGCTGTTTTGCTAAATGATGGTAATTTAACTTTAAAGTTTTCAGCTTTTGCTATCTCATCAACAGGCATATAAAGTTCATTCTTTATTTTCTTTTGATTTTCATATGCTGCCTCAATTGCCGTTTTTAACTGACCTCTTCTTTCGCCGGGTGGTAAGCCAGCTTCAGAAGCTTCAAATAATTTATTTGCTTTCCCTTTGACTTGATTGGCTATATTTGCAGTTATTTTATCAGAGCCTGAAAATGGAACCTCTGATGTTACATTTTCAAATAACCCTTTTAATAAAGGCGAATCAATAATGTTTCCGAGCGGAGTTTGCGTACCTTCGGCTGCTCGATAATTTGCGGCTAATTGTTCTCGTGATAGCGGGCTATTAATGTATGTGGAAGGCTTTAATGGCATTGCTGCCTTACTGAGTCCTTTTTCTAACGCCCGGGTTCCCTTCAAAGCTGCCTGTGTTCCCGCTTTAACGCCGCCAGGAACATTTACGCCACCTGCCAATAACTGGGTTAAAATGTCGCCGCTTTCGTGGCCTTTATTAAAGGTATTCTCTATGTTTGGTGGCCTTAAGGGGGTTTTAGCTGCTGTTTCTTTACTGATTATCCCTTTTGAAGCTAAATAATCCGCCAATGCAGGCATGGCAGCCGTTGGCGCCTGTCCTAAATCAGCTATACCTTGTAAAACATTTCCGGGAAGCCTTTCAGGGTTAGATGCAATGCCGCGTATTTGATTTGGAATACCAGGGAATATTGCTTTACCTAAAGCGCCAGGTATCTGGGATATATCCTTTGCGACACCTTTCCATCCTTCAGGCTTAGCTTCTGATTGCAAACCGATTCTATTATAAAAATCTTTTTTATCAAGATTTGGATAGTATTTAGAATGAAGCTTGTCGGCTAATTCATCATCCGAAATAGAATCATATTGGGGGTATTTCTCTCTAACATCTCTGATGGTTATTGCCATTACAATATCCCCAGTGGGTCTGATTCATTTTTGTCAACCTCAGATTTTCCGCCCTTTAAAGCATTTGTCGCTAATTGGGCTTCATGATTTAATTCAGCTTCTAATTCCTGCATTCTAGATTTATATTGCTCTGGACTTTCTGACCATCCTTTTTTAAATAATTCTATAGCATCATTTCTGGCCTTGTCTGTGTTTGGCCATTTCTTAGCCTTCATATATACGTCAGCTATTCTTTTTACCTTTCCAAGGTATTTCTTATCTGCTGCTGTGCCAAGCCCTGTATAACTTTCTCCGCCCTGCTCAACTAGCTCTTTCATAATGGGCATAATTGAATTAACTTCTCGAATAACATCTTGATATTTAGTTCTCGTGGCCGGAGTAATGTTAGTTAAGTCAACATTACCTTTTTGCTCAGCTTTATATTTTTCTTTAGCGAAAAACTCGCCCATACGCTGTTCTGACTTTTCTTCTTCGGTTGGCTTATTTGGGTTATATCCAAATTTCTTCTCAATGGCCGCAGCTATTACCGGATGAACTTTTGGTCTTTTTCCAAACCCTTGTTGAACTTGCTCCATAGATGGCGGCTGCACTTGCTGACTATCTGGCTGCATTCCGCCTTGTGGTGTGGCGCCCATAACAGAAGGCTGAGTCGGCATACCTTGGTCAGGCGCATTAAATTCGCCCGTATTGAAATATTGATTAATTAGATTTTGAGTATTTGTAATATCATCCATTTTAGCTTGATGATAATTTGCTCTTGCCTCTAGTTCTTTTCTTTTCCATGGAGCTTCATCTTTTGCCATTTGAAGCTGTTCAAGAGCCATTCCATAATTCTGCTTATGATGAAGCGCCTGCTGCTCTAGTTGCTGCATCTTAAAGCCAAGATTATTCTTGTGATGAATATCAGCTTGAGCCATTTCTTCGCGTTTGAGCTTAGGATTCATTAAGCTATTAAAAAGATTTGCTCCGGTATTGAGACCTGTAGTGAAGTCACCAAATCCCAATGTGCGAGATGAAGGAATATTAAGAGCCATTATCTTCCCCCTCGAGTATTCCAGCCGCCACCAGAGTTGCCACCGCCCATCATTTTTCCAGCCATTTGAGACATTCCATACGCGGGGAAGGCTACACTAAGTCCAGTATTAATCATGTTCTGCAATAACTGTCCTGGTGCCGCGTTTTGTTCATAAGTCATCTGGGCGGTATTCTGCCCCATGTTCATGGCATTTTGACCATATTGCGATGCAGCATTTGCACCTGTGCCGTAAATATTTTGGGCCATGCCAGCTCCCTGGGTATACATATCAATTAGACGCTGAAATTGTCTCATCTCGTCTTCTGCGCCTAATTCTGCATTACCACGCTGTAACGCCTGCAACCCTGGAGTTGAGCCGAGCATTCCCATGGAACTTAAAGCATCTAAGCCAGAGTTTTTATTGCGCTCTTGCGCAAATCGTGACGCATCACTTTGTTTATATCCGCCCATTAATTCATCGTAGAACTGATTTGGGTTCATCAGGTTATTTATTGCACCAGATAATTGGCCATAAGCTTCTGTTCCATGCTGCATATAGGGCTGAATTGCTTGCTGGCTTTGCTGGTAATAAGGCTGCATTGCTTCTTGAGCTTTTTTATAAGCACGCTCTGGATGAAAGAAACTTGAAAACATACCCATGATTAGTCCCTATACGCTTGTAATTGTTTCAATTGTTGCGCCAACGCCCAGCACAATGGCTGTTTGAACTTTTAATTTGGCAATAGTGCTATCAAACCAAATTGTTCCGTTAGGCATATATGAATTAATGTCATTTAAATTAGCTGGAAAAGCAAATGCATTTATCTGTGCAGTAGTAAAAGATGGTGGAATTAGTCCATTACTAATTCCATTAAGCTGATTCTCAATTAAATTAAGACTTTCATTTAATGAATCTACTAATACCGCGAACCATGAACTAAATACAAAAGAGAATTCGTCATGTGAAATAGGAGCAGCATCAATTTTATCTAATATAATCATTAATTAGCTCCCCCGCTTGCTCTTCGAATAGACTGGACACCACCGAGGATTACAATTGGAGCAGAGCTAATGCATATTAATTTATAGCATCGATTTCTAGATGGTCCTAATTCATACCATCTCATGCGCCATCTATATTGTCCTAATTGTGAAAATTCTCTCAAATCGGCAGATTCAAATGTAATTCCACCATCATCGGATATATATAATTCAATGTGCGGCTTAAATAATGAATTATAGAAATTATCATCAAAGCTTGGCGTATTGCCTTCTTGATCGATGATAAATACCGGCTCCCCCGACAATGAGTCCTCGGTTATTTGGTATACAGGAGTCCCGTCATGGGCTGCGTCTTCCGTAATTATAAATTGCGTATTTAAAAATGCAGTATTGTTTTTATAAAAGGTTTTATCGCCAAATACAAAATCTATTTCAACATAATCAGTTAAGAATTCTGAATAATCAGGCTGGAATATTTGCTGCGTAACTAATTTATAACGCATGGGATATTTGCTAAATGCATTTGCCGCTTGAGGTAAAGCGCCCGGCGTTCTTAATTCATTGTAATAGAGATTGCCAGCCATGCGATATAACGCATCATCTCCTGATACAGAAACCAAATGCGTATCATTAAAGAATACGTGCTTTTGAATTCTATTTCTCTCTCCGTTTAATTCAATTAAACGAGCCCACGTTTGGGTTGAGAAATTATATTCAATTGCATTGGCAGAGTCGTTTCTATCTAATTCGCCAAATGCTAAATAAGGACCAGCTGTAACGCGGTAGAAAATTGTATTTTCATATTGATAAAGAAAGCCGTCAGTTTGACCAGCTAGAAATGGACTAACAGTATCTTCATCGCGAGAATTTTCTAAAAGGACGTTAATTGCCTGCGATGATATATCTGTTGGTTGTTGGCCATCTGAAACCATAAAGCTAACAAGACCATTAGCGTTCTTTGCAAGCAAAGCTATGCGACCAAAATCGATATTTAAACTAAATGGGTCTGCAATTCCATAATCCCAGCCATAAGATGTATTTCTTTTAAATGGGAATTGCGCCGTTGTATTTCCTACAGCAACAGTATTTTGAATATTTGCATAAATATCGGTAGTGAAATCACAGAATACGTATAACTGAGTTTGTAATACGCCTAATTGCCTAACAACGCCTGATGCGCTAAATACTAAAGGAGCCCCATTAACATTAAATATGGTATTTGGGTTTCCAAGATTTGCTGAGTCAATAGAGCTTACATAGAAATTAGGGGTATTTGCTTGGCTTACGACAAATCTATTTCCAAAAGATGCCACAAAAAGTGGTTGGGATGGCTTAAATGGGTCAGTAATCGTCTGATAACTTACCGTTCCATCTGCATTTTCAGTAATTAAATACATGACTGTTTCTGCAGTAAGAATGCAATAAGTAACGGCCCCAACGGCAAGAAAAGCAAACCAAGTCTGTTTCCCTAATGGTACGCTTCCGATTATTCTTTCTTGATAATGCTCATCGACTTGAATTACGCGTGTGCCAACAATTACATATACGTAATTAATTGAGCGGAATAATTGGGAGGGCTCTGCATCAAATACTAATTTGTTTGAACCGAAATAATTAATATGCTTTCTACCCATGGCTGGATAAAGGGCCTGCCCATTTTTAGTATCCTGCACTTGAACGCCATACCAGTTTGCACAATCCATTGCGCCCATTTGTGTGAAGCGCTGTAAATTGTAGTAGCAAAATATAGGTAATTTTTCAATTGGCATTTATTTACCTTTTACTTTGCCGGTTTTGGTATTAGTCATTTTTCCGTTGATCATTAGATTCATTCTAGGATGACCTTCGATTTTATGCTCACTTGGCCAATGACCATCTTTTCCAGGACCTTGCCCCTTATTATATGCGCCTTTATAATCATAATAATGCTCTTTAGAGTAGGGATTTGGGTCTAGATTGTGTGTTTTTGCGTGCCCGGCATACCAATCTCTAAATTCTTTTTCTTTTTTATCTATAGGCATAAATTTTCCTTAAATTCCTGAGCGGACGCGCCACGCACCATTTAGCAAACTAGCTCTATCGCCTGTAATTGACAGATTAACCTCAGAGGCCGCTATCATTTTGTCCTCTGCCGCATTTAGCATCATTTCAAGCTTATCGGTCCACGCTTCTGCTCGACCTTTATACATTGAAATATCTTTAGCAACCGCAAATAATAAAAAACGTTGATAATAAGCTGGCAATCCGTCCATCGTGTCATTTGAGGTCAAATCCGTTAATTGAAACTTCCCTCTTAAATAAAACTCAAAGAATTGGCTTGGTGCAGGAAATAATCTAATTCTGACCACTTCGGTATCTGGATAAACAATTACAAACCTCGGCAACCCTTGTAGCGGGTCGTATTTAAACGATGCAAGGAATACATCACGTGATTTATCTATTAAAGGATATGTTACGCCATTCAGTAATAACCATGCGCTATCTAAATTGGCCAATCTTCCTTGAGGGACATCAGGAATCGGCAAGAAAGTAGCCGGACCAACAACAACCTCTTGCTGACCTACCGCCAAAGGTACGTTAAATGTCTTGGCAATTGTTAGCAGCAAACCGGTTGATGCATAGGACTCTAATAATTGATTTAGAATTGTTATTCCCATAGATAAATCATCGCCGTGCAATGGCACAGTTGGATTTGAGGCATTAATTAACCGATATGATTGCGTTATAAATTGCCTGACAGTTGTCATTTTCTAACATCCTTTTTAACATTATCGATGCTAGAAACTTTAATAGCAGACTTTTTTCCTACGGATTCCTTTGTCGGAAACCACAGACCTGAAGATACTTCCTGTTGAAACTCATCCCATGAATTAACAAGCTTTTCAGTATCGTTAAGGCCATAAATAAATACGCGGAAACCGTCTTTAGGAACTGTGCGTCCGTTATATAAAACGAACTCTTTCTTTTCTTCGACGTGCATACTTGCTCCTTAATGAAGGGCTGGGCGGCTATGGAGTAAACCGCCCAGGGACGACGAACGCTTTATGAGCAAATACGAACCGCAAACTCAGGGTTGATTGCGACACCGCAGATTACGTCAATTCGGTCTAATTGCTCGTAGTTACGGATATCAGCACCCAAAGAGTAGGTCATTGCTAATTTATAAAGGTCAGAATAACGGGTAACAGCTTCAACGCCACCGCGTAATTCTTTTAAAGGAGGAGCAGCAAAAACGATTGCCTGTGTATGATAAGCAAGTGAAACGTTATGGCTTAAACGTAACAACATTTGAGCGCCGTTAGGAATTGGAGCAGAAATGTTTTGGCGAGCGCCAGTCGTTACAATTGTTGGGTTGACAGGGATATTAGCATTACCTGCACCATCAGAAGGCGTAACAGCCGTAACAACAAACTGAGCGCGAGTGCTGAGTGGCTGGTAAGTTAATGGGTTAATCATGAAAACATTAGATGCGTCTGCAACTTCGATGATGTCACCGATGTTAAACGCAATTGCTTGGTTAATTACAAGGCCAGTTACAGAAATGGTATTGCCAGAGCTGATTGGACCGTTTGTAACGGTACCTCCGAGAGCAAAACCTGCTGGTGGCACGCCGCCTGCTTGACCTGCGCCCGCAACTTGTCGAATCAAAAAGTTGGTTTTAAAGAAATCAAAACCTGCTAAATGGCCGATAAATCCGTCAATTAATGCGCCAGTGTTTACAGTTTGGTTGAAAACGTTAAACAGAGAGTTGTTTAGGTTTGCAGATGTTCTTGGAGCAATAGCACAGTAGCGTTTTCCATCTTCTGGGATAGCTAGTTCTGTCATGTATGCATCGCAAGTAAAGATTGTGTTTTGGTCAATCGCAACGCCAGGAGTACCAACGGCTTGATATGTTTGTAGCTGGAAGTTCTCAGAAGCGATGAACTTTTCAACCATGTTAGCTAAGCGCTTAGCTCTAGGAGCGTTCGCCATTTCTAAATAAGGCTCATCACGTGCGCGATCGAACGTTAGGTCGAATCCGGTGTATTCAACCATAGTGCGGAATTGCTTGGTAATAGAGAGAGGGCGAACAACTTGTACACGCGCTTCAGAAACCGCAGTTGCGCCTTCACCAGCTAAGTATCTTTCTTCTAAACGGTAATTGATTGTTTGACCGGTAGCGAATTTTAAATTTTTGAAATCGCCTTCGAGGTTTCGGTTAGCTGTGCGAGCGAAAGCAAGACTATTCCAGAACCTAATAAAAACGTCATCGAGTACGTATTGTGTGACTTGCCATGTATTGGCCATGATGTCGACTCCAAACAAAAATTGATAAAAACCTGATATTCAGGAACCTATTTCTTTTTGTCCGACGGTCGACAATTGATACACGTCTAAGCTGCTTTGATGATGGAGGCAAAGACTAAGTGATACTCATCGCCCCCATTATTGACTAACTTATTTTAAGTTGCAACTTATCCTCTTCGCTTTTTCTGAAGAGCAAGTCTTTTAGCCGCGTCTCTAGCTATTAAATCTTCAATGCTGGGCTGTTTGTCAGATTTATGAGCAATAGTTGCATCCTCTTGCGTTCTGCTAACAGGCCTTGGTGTTTTAGTCATTGGCTTTTGTTGCTTCATGCTTACTTCTAATTTTGCCATTTCAGCAATTTGAACATACTGGTCTGGGATTTTAGAAATTCTTTCTAGCTCTTGCGGAGCTCTTTTGCTAGCTGCATATAAAAAAGCCGCTGGGTCTTTCATGGCGCGCGTAGCTAAAGTCATCGCATCAGTGATTGGCTGAGATGCGACAACCTTTTCAAAGTCAGCGAATTTTGCAGCTCCCTCACGGAATTTCTGACCATGCTCTTCATAGGCTTGTTGCTCTCTAGCTCGCTGTGATTGCTGGGCCTGCTTTTCATTTATCTTGTAGTAAGTTTGCTCAACAAAGGATTCGAGTTGCTGCTGCCAAGACTCTTGAGAGTTTTCGTCATATTGAAAACCTTGCTGAGTCTGTTGTTGCATTTGTTGATGTTGCTGTGGCTGCTGGTTACGCTCCATTCTTGACAGCCGGTCACGAATTGCTGCATTGATTCGCTCATTTACTTCTTCTTCAGAGTAAACGCGCGGCGCAGCAGTTTCGTTTCCGTATTCATCAACGGCTTTTTCAGGTGTCTTTTCCTCATCTCCATACTCATTTGTCTCCGACGCTTCTGCCGTCGGAGATTCCTCTGCTTCTTGCTTTATATCTTCTACATCTTCAGATACTTCTTCTGCCTGCTGCTCGGGCGCAACAGGCGTTTTCTCATTCATTGATGCAGTTAAGATATCATCTATGCTACTTGTTTCTGTCGCCATTCGTCATTCCCTTGTGTCTACTTATCAGTAATTTAGTTATGTTATCAGCATGAGATATCGCATTATCACTATGCGTTCTGTCCATCTCCGCCATATACCGAAGCTTCTGTTCTTCTAATTTTGCTGCGATATCAAGTATATCCATTTCAAGCTTCATGCGTTCCATTTCAGCTTTTGTTTGATGCTCTTGCATCTTCATTTCTAGCTCTTGCTTCTTCAGTGCAATTTGCTCTTGCTTATACTGAGCTTCGGCCATCGCGGCTTGCTGAGCTGGGTCAATCCTCTGCTGTTCTTTCGGCATCTCGCCTGTTTTACCAGCTTGCAATATTTCAGGTGGAACGATAGTCTTAAGGCGATTCTTAATCTCAATTGTGTTAACAAGAGGAAGATTCTCCGCATATAGGTCTGCAAAGATATTAAGCAATTGTGGATTAGCATTCAGAACCATATTTAATGATTCTAATGCCTGAGCTTTTTGACCTTCATAACTTGGACCCGCCTGCAGTCTTACCTCAAAAGAGCCCTTTCTTAAATCGTTACGTATAACTTCGCCATACTCGTCAGCATGTTCATTTACAGTAATATTTTGACGACCTTTATCTGGCGTCATTAAGCTCATAACGCGTTCGGAATCGTAAACCCGTGGCACCATTTGATTGACGATTTTGCCACCGGCTGTTATCGCTCTATTGATACTATTAAATGCGACATAAGTGCTATATGAGCCTTGTCTGGTTCTCGCGTCGATAGCGGCGCCTGATACCTCATTTCCCTGCTGTCCAAGACGTGAAGGATATAAGCCAGTACTGGTATACATATCATCAATTGCTCTTTGATATTGCTGAAATAGGCTTGCGGAAAGCTCGGGTGGTCGTAATTGCTCTGGTTTTGCGCCTGATGGGGACTCATCGTAGTAAAGCATGCCTTTGACGTTCTGCGGGTCCTTCCATTGGGCCTGCGTATCCAAACCCTGGGCATTTTTTTTGCTGCCCATAAATTGGTCATATCTAGAAATCTTTAATGTATATGCAGACTGAGTTCCCAAATAATTTAAATATCTCTGAGCATCAATTGCATCTTTAATGAATGAGCGCACTACTTGTTTTCCGTTTTTATCGTAAAATGAATTTTGGTCAACAAACGGGATGGGTAAATCTTCAGCGGGGAATTCGCTCTTATCTAATATGTACTGACCGGCAATTTTATAATGAATGATTTTTGAGCGAGTGGAAGGGCGCGAGTCAATAATACGAACAGGTTCGCCATCACTATACAAAGTCATGAATTCTTCGTCTTGCATGTCTTCCATGCCGGCTTCGGCGCCAGCTTCTGCGGCCATCATGTCAGCTTCCATGGGCATTTCCATCTCGCCTTCCAGGCCTGCCATTTCGCCCATCATCATCTGCTGTTGCTGAAGATTTGCGGAGAACTCCCTGGAACTTGAGACAAGTTCGTCCATCTCCATCTGATTCATAGTTTGACCGTTGGATAGCTTATAGATAGTGTCTTTCTCCATTTTGCGCTCGTAATGATCAATCAACGTGATGTTGTTACCGTCATTCCAAGTGAAAGGATTTTCAGTCGTGTCAGGCTGAACAGATAATGCGATTTCTTCTTGAGTCTGCGTAATCCCGCTATCCTTTAGAATATTCTGCTCAACATCACGACCATAAGTCGCACGGAACTTTTGTCTAGTCATGCGAGAGAGATAGCCGCAATACATGCCATCTGTTTTGTCGATTAAATCCGCCCCCACGTCCCAATAGCAACGAGTAGCGTCTTTGATATATCTATAGACGATGTCTTGGTCAAAAGACTTTTCATGTGTGTAGTCAGTATCAATGATGAAAGCGCCAAAGCCACCAATAAAAGCTTGGGAAGCAGCAACTTGGTAGACTGTTTTTGCGTCGGTTGAAAGCATGATGTCTTTAACAATCATTTGTCTAAGCTGCGCGACTTCTTCTTCGCAATGAGATAAGGGAACAATTTCCAGCTGCGGCGTATTTTGCTGCTGCTCGCCCAGAAGCGTGTTCACCAAGGTCGCAAGCTTATTAAACTGAAGAGGGACTTTGTTAAGCGTCTTAACAAGCATGTCCTCTTCGTCGTCAGTCCACTGTTTACCCAAAACAAACTGATGCATTTTATGATATTCATCAATATTTGTTCTAAAGTACTCGCGCCATTTTTCAACCGCAAGCTTTGCTTGTTTAGCAATCTTCTCTGACTTTTTAGCCATGATTAATCCCTTAAATGAACATTCCCCGCGCACTTTCGGAGATAAAATTGCTAGCATAGCTGCTCTCATGCAGATATTCACCAACACTGAACGTGATTGCCAAGCTGTCTGCACAATCTGGCGATTTCATTCCACGCTTTCTTAATTCATCTTTTGATTCAATTTGAAGCCTTCCAGAGCTATCGAACTTATAACCGAGCGATGTCAAATCACCCAATAGCTCATCCGAATCGGGTATCTGGACGGGCAAGTCCTGGGCAAGCCACTCCCGCATATCGTGCCACAATTCTGCACGAAGATTCCTAAACTTATCTTTATCATTAGCACTGCGAGCAACGTTAACGCCTTCAACACAGTCATAACCCAACTCTAAAAGCCTGTCCACAATTCCCGCGCCCACTCCAATGCAATCGATACATACCTTTGCAGGTCGTTCTTTATCAATGATGCGCCTAATAGTGCCAACAAGCTCCATCGTATTAAGATTAAAATGCGTTTGAAGGTTAAAAGCGAGTCGTCCTTTACGTCGTATAATAGCCGTTCTATCGTGGTCAGAAATAGCAGGATCAACGCCGATAACAAGATGGGAGCTAGAAGCAACAGAATTTTGCCGTGCACGTGTCACCAAATTAGCCTTAATGAATCTATTTGTTACAGGATTTCTAAATGCATCCAATGCGGTCATTGGATATTCTACATTGAATAATTCTTTTGCTGTTTCATGGTCGTTTGAGAATTCTAATAACTTTCTACGACGCCAGAAAAGATGCTCTTTAGTAAGTCCGTTTTTTGAATGCTCATGCATCAAAAGCTCTTCTTCGTCTGTGAGCGATGCGGTATCACCATCGGTTAATTCACGCGTGTATTCTGGCTGCCAGAACCATGGTATGAAAATAGCCTGAAAGTCACTTTGTCCGCTAGTCGCCGACATCCACATATTATAAAAATAGTTTCCAATGCCATTAGCGGTGGATTCCATTATTATTTCAGTTTCTTTCTCATTTGATACAGCTTGTAGAATTCCTTTAGCGTGGTCTTCTGCATGCGGATAATACGCTGCTTCAGAAGCATGCATGAGTTGGATTGTTTGGCTTCTGCCAACTGCTCGGTTACCAGCCGTTCCGACAGAATAACCTGAGTCCAAAGTGCGAAAATTAAGCTCTTTTGCGTTTGAGGCATCACATTTGGGGGCCAGCCCTTCGGGTAACGAATCATAATATCTCTTTGTCATATCGAAAAGGTTTTTAGTGGCTTCTGCTTCGTGGGTAAGTATAAAAGCTTTCTTTCCGCATTGCGTAATGACTTTGTGAAAATAGCGGGCCTGTACGTAAGTTGAGCAACCTTGTTGCCGCCCTTTCAAAATCAGGGCTCTAACTCTTCCGGTTTTTAATAGCTGCGCTTCTAATCTTTCATGCAAATATTCTTGTGCTCGATTTAACTTAAAGTTCGAAACGTGCCCTGATTTTGTTCGAATATGGAGAAAGTGCTCAGCAAAGAGCGGCAGAGATTCGCAGATTTCTTTCAGCCGCTCATTCATATATCACTTTTTAGATTGGATAAGTTGCTCGATAATCGACATAGCTTTTGAGTTATCTTCGGGATCTTTCTCTCGCCATCTTCCGCGAGTTTTGAGGAAGAACGTTTGAGCAGCCAAATCATTTTGATTAACTGCTTTATCAAAAAGTGCATTTGCCACTTGGTCGATTGCGTATTCTAAACCAGTATTAATTTCATGATCGTAATATTTTCTGAGTGTTTCATCAGAGATTCCAATCATTCGTGCGATGCTTTCTTGTTTTATACCGAACGCAACGAGAGCCGAAACTTTGGCTCTCGTCTCAATTGTTGGTTCGTGTGCGGGCATTCCGCCGCCTTTAGACATAAGTTATAGACCCAATTTTGTTAAGGACCTTTTTGCTCATTTCTGTGTTCGCCGTGCATGTCACCGCCAGCAGGGCCAGGTTCACAGTAGTTTGGCTGCATCTTATTTTGTTGCTCAACGAGTCGACCGTAAAAAGAAGGCACGCCGGCGTAATGGGTGTTGCCTTCGGCGCCTTCTTCTGAAGTGTAGTCTTTAACTTCTGACATATTTTTCATCCTTAAAAATTAATTGCAATTAATTTGCACTTGCCTATGTGCAAATACAATTTAACACACTTTGTAAATTAGTATCAATCTAGTCAATGGGCTTATTTATATCAAAATCGGACGCAAAAAAAAGTTGGTTTAGCATCTTACATAAAGGAAGCAGGTCTTGCATGTCCAGTTGGAGAGATACTTCTCTGCCGCCTTCCCTGTGCTCATGCATCGCGCTTACCATCACTTTATGCATCTCTATATATATATGCCGGACTTCATCACTCAGCATTTGGGATTCCCTCGAAGAGCTCGCATAAGTCATCGTAAAGTGCTTCGAGTTGAATCTTTGCTCTTTCTACTTCAATTGCCATTGAATCTTCAGATGCGCAAAAGCTAGGGTATTTAGCATAAAGAACATTAATCTTATCACCAATTTCAATCAAAAGTTCAGTTTCATATTCCATTATATATATTGTCCTTTCATATCTCAGAAGTGGGTATATCTCATAAAGAAGATCGATGCTTTCAGTTATCAAGTCTTTAAAATACTCCATCAAGAAATTTTATCACATCAAACGACGAATGGCCTTGCGTCATGCGGCAGTGTATCGTATAGTACATACATCAGCGGCACTGAGTCGCTATAACAAAGGAGAGAGGAAATGACAATTTACGTAACTCAAGCAATTATCAATGAAACAACTTGTGAAATTAAAAGCTATACAGAATTAAGCGAGGGGGAATATGGAAAGGGCTTTGCAAAAGATGAGAATGGCAATGAATTTTTAATTTGTGGAGATATTTCTGAAATTCTTTCAATTGAATTAATCAATTAAAAGGAATAATAAAATGAATGAACAGCAATATATTGAACATGAAGTGCAAATACGCGTTTTGAAAGAAACGACAGACTGCAAGTTTGTTTCGATTCAGAAAAACTTTGAAGACAAATTTGCATTATTTCAAAAAAATATAGATGACCGATTTGCCCATATCGATTACAAAATAAATATAATAATTGGCATAGGAATAGCTGCTTTATTAATTCCGCTTTTAAAATCAGCGTTAGGATTTATTTAAATGAGCATACAAAGACATTATGATGGCAAAGAATTAGCATCTATTTATATTAACGGAGATGAATTAGAAGAATTTATGGAATTAATTGCTAGGGTATTAGTTCAAAATTATTCAAAAGAATATATCGAATCACTTGAATCAGAGTTTCCTAATGTGTTTCCAGTCTTAGATCAGGCAATTGAATTTAATGGAGAATAAAATAATGAATAATTACGATGAAGCAGATTACGGAAAAATGTACGAACCTATCGAACCCTCTCCTTACATCGGAGAATGCAGAGAATTAGACGATTGTGAATATGAATTCACTGAGGAAGGATATTGGATATCTGTCGAATGAAAAGAATCCGATTCCTAGATGCTAATCACGGCGTGTGGACATACGAAGGTGACATGCGCCGTGGAATCAACTTTAGAGACGTTCTCCGACAAGCTAAGTCAATTGAAACCGCAATTGGCGGAGAAGTTAGTATTAATTTTATTCATGGCGAGCATTGGCAAGACATTACAGAATGGGTAAAAAGGAAGGGTGCATGAAGCATCTAGCGAAGCGGATGCTTTGCCTGCCCGGCATAGAGGGCTTTATCTCGATATTATAAAGAGGGGAACGCGAGAGGCCAATGAAATCAATGGCCTATAGGATTATTTAATGCGATAGACACAATTGAGCATTACGTATACCATATTGGACTTGCGGTATACAACAAGTTAAGGGACGACTTTTGGCGGTCAATAAAAGTCATGGGGCTATAGTTATAGATCCCATATCAGGCGAAGTAACAGGAAAAGTAATTAGAATAAAAAAACAAGTTTTGCAAAAAGAGAAAGATTTCTATATGGCAGACCAACGAGCAACATTAAAACTAGCTAAAGATAAAGAACTATGGGGACAAACTAGAGCGGTACTTGATTACATGCTGAGTCAATTAAATTTTGATAATGCAGTTCCTATTGTGCAAAAAACAATTGCAAAGGAGCTTGATATAGACACATCAAGAGTTTCTCTTTCCATTAAAAAACTACTAAATAAAAAAATTATTAAACGTGACGAAAAAAGCGGACTTAAAGGAATGTATTTATTAAATATAGAATATTTTTGGAAAGGGAAGAGAAATAAAAATGAAAATTGAACATGCACTTTATCATTTATTAAGACCAATTGGTGATGCAGCTTATTATTTTGCTACGCACCCGGTTAACGCACTCTCAGCTGGCTTATATGCGATTGGAGACTATGTTGCAGAGAATCCCTACACAACAGTTGCTGTGATTGGCCTTGGGGCTTATGCGGCTCACAAAGGAATGCTGCAGTACAACAATAGGCGCTTAACTGTCTCCGCAAATATCGACACTTGCCTGGGCGGATATCAGACCAACACATCCCTTTGGATTGGGAAGCGTAGATGAAAATTATATTTGAAAGATTACGAAGATTCGGACAAATTTATTTACACGCAGCAAATCCAGCAGCTGTAATTGCAACTCAACTGGCTCGCAGAAAATGCTTTAAAGAGAAAGATGTCATCTTATTAGAGCAATTAGGTCACGAAGTCGAGATTGTTCCCTACATTTTTGAAGAGGGTGAGTATAAAAAAGGAGCTAGCGCTGTATAATATTCTGGCACACTAAAAAGTTAATGAACCAACCGATGCTCACAAGCGGTGTGCAGTTAGGTCTACTGCCTCAGCGGTGGACCTAACTTTAAATACTTCTTCACGGTGCTGATAGCTTCCTCAGCTGAGTAACATACATAAGCAGCGTAATTGTGCTCTCGAAGATTATGGATCCATTCCACTTGAGCATCTGAAACAACCGCGCGATTTGCCGTTGCACCGTCTGGCCGTTTCATTTCGATAGCTAGCCCATGAAATTTTCCCTTTGGTAAAAAAAGAAAATAATCCGGAAAGCCAGCTTTCAATCCAAGTTTTTTCAGCTTTGCACTTTCTGCCGCACCTCGACTCCCACCCTGTTCAATTTTAGTCAGCATCTTGTACACATCAGGATGCTCCCAGGAAAGCTGATCAACAAACGCAGCGCATTCATTATCTTCATGGTTAACACGTCGCTTTCTCGGTTTGCGCGGATTCTGCGGATTTGCGGATAGTGATTTCCATCTCATATGACGAGTATACATCCCTTCTGAAAAGTACCGGGAATAATAAAATCCCAACTTTTTTAATTAAATCCCAATCTTTTTTATGTTTGTGAGTGGATTTTTTTATTTAGATGTGAATCTTCACCTATTAATATAAGTCAGTAGGCGTCAATTTGTAACCGACTCATGTTCAATATAAATGATTTTCTATACACGCTCTCAGAATATGTATACAAATCGGCACTTTTCTATATATATGTTGCAGTACAGCAGTTTTGCTTTAAAACACTTTCTACACTAAAGTTGCCTGACTTTACGTTATTGATGCATCTTCTAGATACAAGACTTGCACTTGTGTTTCTCTCTCTTGAGTTTCTCAGTACTAAAGCTAAGCGATTTAGCCCCGTCACCCGCGGGGCTTTTTTATTTGTGCGGAGCAATATAAAAATCAGGGGGGCATACGTCAAAATCAGGGTGGGGGCTCATCAGAGATGCATAAAAAATCCCTTCGGACCCTTTGAAATCATTGGGCTCTTATCTTTTGAGCGCAAATCTACCTATCAAAAATTCAAAAAACTGGGCACCAAATCCCAAAGATATGCAGCCGACAAACAAATTCCGACAACAACAATAGAAGTTAACAGCATAACCAAAGAACCAAAAATCACCCATATAAATTCATGCATATGCTCGTTCAGCCCAGGTATGTTTAACCTCAGTTTTCTTTTCCAATGGCTTTGCAGGGGAAGAATCCCTCAGGCACTTAATCACTTCCGCAGCTAACAACGAATCATATTCCCTAATCGCATCGTAGCCCTCCACAGTAAGCTGCATATGATGAAGCCTTGGATCGCATATGCCGAGAGCAGATAATCGACTGATGGCCTTTTCATTGGCCTTGTTGAGGCTTTCTAGTGTGCAAATTTCCATTTTTTCAAATCCTTTTTTCTTCAATAAGAGAATTTAAAATGCCTTTTGTAAGAACAGTAGCCCGATCTGGTGGTGTCTTTTCATTATTAAGATAAGTTTCAAAATATATTTTAAAAATTTCATTGGCTTCTTCTTCGGTGCCTTTTAAAAGATTCTTATCAAAATCATAAATTCCCATGTCGCGCATTTTTTTGAATGCTTTATCCCACGCCCTTTCTTGCATATCTGCAAAACTATTTTCCGCATATGGGCTTAATCGCTGCTTAGTAATATCAATTCGACGTTGCGCCTGTTTTCGAAATTGATCTTGATTAAAATCCGAGACCATTTGCTTTTTAACATCAGTTAATTTGCTCATTTTAAAAATCTCCGCATCATCGAGAGTGCGCTATCTGCTTTTTTGACCGAATCAGCTCTCTCTTTCTGAAATTCTATATCAAATCTAGACAAATTAAATATATCAACTAACTTCATTCCTGTCTTTTCTTCAACTTTTTGAGCGATAGCATTCTCTTTTTTCGGTTTTTGAAGCTCTCTCTTACTTTCAGAGCTAGTAGTATTTAAATAAATATTCCCTGATTGTCTTAAGAACTGAGTTGGGACATTTTTTGATTTTGGTTGGGACATTTTTTCAGAAGGCCTGAATTTTACAGCCTTAGTAAGCAAAAGGTAGACGACTGTCCCAAGAGGAGTTAATGCTCGATCATAGGACATTTCAGACAAGTATCGACTTCTCACATATAAACCAAGCTCGCTAAGGCTTCTTTCATGGCGGCCGACTTGTTTGCGGCCTATCTTCTTACCTTCAAATCTTCCGCACCCCTCTCCCAGGGTTGCCTGTTTCTTGTAGCAGATGTTTTTATCGCTAGTGATGCACATGTGTGCTATCTGCTTGAAAACGCGCGCCATGCTCGCCTTGTTTCGTTTTAGAAGAGTTTCTTTTATGTGATAAGCAGGCATCATAAGATTCATAGGAAGAGAGTAGCCTGAATCAAAATAATGATTACAGTCCTGACCAGGCATTGCTAGTTTGATTGTTTGCTTAATTGAAAAAGGTAAGTCAGCCGGAGTATCTTTGCTAACAACAGGGGATTGGCTTAAAAAGTGCTTGCATGATCCGCGATCTTCGGTGATAATTCCGCTCATCAGATGTTACCTTCTTTGATGTGAGAGTTGTTGAAAGTAAAAGCTGGTTTGGATGTTAAAAAAAACGTCATGGCAGGATGCTCCTTTGTAGAGCGCCGCTTTAGAAAACAACTTTGGTCGGTGGAGTTCTAAAGTGCGCAGTTTTAAAAAAAATTCTGTTCGAAGTCTAGTTTTTAAGTCATCAAAGATCAAGTTCTTTTGATGGTTCCTCTTCTGAAATAAGATTTATTCTTTCTTGTAAGTCTTTTAATGCACAGTAAGCGCCCTGATTTCCTACTGCAACATCATAAACACAAGATCCAACTACTTGTAATTTAAATCCTCTCTTTTCTCGCTCTGATAAATCGGATATGAATTCGAATATGATTGATAAAATCTTAGCTTTCATTTCAAGATTCTTCCTCGTTAGATAAAACAATTAGCTCCGCTAATTTACCTTCACCTTTTTTTGCATCAGGATTTACAACAATGTCTGGAAAGATGTTTTCTATTGAAAAGTAAATCCCATCTTCTTTCTTAAATTGCATATAAACAGAAACATCTCCGCGCTTCTTTTTCATATACGAGAGAATAGTAATTAATTCAGAAATTATCACTAATTAAAATCCCCTTTATTCTTAATAAAATGCTCTCGCATAACTTTAATTGATTTAATTGCCTCGTCAAACATTGTGAGAGCCAATTCTGTATGTACATTTTCCGCCACGGTGAATATTTGATTAGCTATAGAAGTAATGACTAAGCATAGAACCTGATCGGGCCTAATAGATTCTAATCTCATTTCTTTAAAAATGTCTCCAGTTAACATGGAGCCAAATAAAATACCTTCTTCGGTCTCTTCTAAGACAGTATGCCCTTCAGGATTTCGTTCAAAAACAAGTGCCATTATATTTCCTTTCTTGATGTTTAGTTATTCATATTTCACCATTGCTTGTCCAATAAATAAGAAGTCGCCATCTTTGCAACAAGAGATTGAAATTCCACCAAATGGAACAAATCCTTCTTTTAAGGCCTCTAACATCTTTTTATCAAAAGTATTTCCAAGACCAGAAATTCTTTTATAAGCAATTATTTTTCTATCCATCACCATCTCCGTCTATTATATTTGAATATAAAAACAATAAATCCAATTATATAAAGAGCCATATTTACAATTAACGGACTAAATACCCAAAGCCATGGCCAATCAATAAAATGAATTAATTTTAGTGCAATAAAAATAAGACATAATATAGTAGGAATACCCATAATTAATTCCATTATTCAAAATGACCGAGCGCGCTTTGCAGCAATTTAATTACCTGCTCTAATTTTTCTTTTGACTCAAAAGTCGCTTTAGTTATCTTTTCTGGACTATCAGCATCTGCAATACCAATTGAAACTACTTTTTTATGCCAATTTCTTGATGTGTCGTATTCTTTAATTATATGTACCAATTGACCCATCTCTGTGTAAATCAAAACTGTATTCATCTGCGCTCCGTGCAAAAATCTATTAACTTTATTAATTATCTTATATTCCATCATAATACCTTTCTCCAATTATATTAATTAACCAACATATTAAAATTGCGCCAACTGAATTAATTAGGGTAAAGACTGCTATCCCTAGCAAAGACAAACATTCATGCATTTTACATTAATCCGTTAATAATTCGTTCAGTTTCTAAGCCAACACAATATTCACAATATTCACTAATTTTCATATCAAAATATTTTGCGGCCTTCTCAAATGATTTGTATTTAACAGGGTCAACCCTAAACCCTATCATTATAGACCTAACTATCTTTCTATCTTTAATTGCAGGTCGACCTTGTTTTCTCTTTTTTGTTTTCATTTTTACTACTCTATCATATTTTTCGTTAACAACAAGTATTGCAAACAAATTATTTTATGTTATCATGAATCCAAGTTTAGACACTTAGAGAGAGAAAGTAAATGCAAAAATCAGACGATATAAACGAGTTAGCAGCTGCGTTATCCAAGTTTCAGGGCGAAGTAAGAGACGCAGACCGAAACAAGGCCTCATATAATGGGAAATACGCCCAATTAGACCAGATATTCAGCATTATAAGACCAATATTGAGCAAATGTGGCCTTTCATTTATGCAAAATTTGGTATCTCAAAGCGCTGCGGAAGTGCGGATCCAAACATGGATAATGCATTCATCTGGTCAATATATAATGAGTGAGTTAACTGTTCCTGTTAACGTTGCGTCAGGAAAGACAAATTCTTTGCAGCAAGTTGGCGTGACGGCAAGTTATGCAAAAAGATATGCAATTATGGGTGCGCTGGGTATCTGCCAAAAAGATGAAGATGATGATGCTGATTCTCTGACCGACAGACCAAAAGAGCTTCCAAAGGCTGTGCAAAAGAATCAACCATTTAAACCGCCAGCAATTAAAACAATAACAAATGACGAGGCAATTGCATTATTAGATTTAATTGTAAAGGCAGGCTATTCAGAAAAGAAAATATTAGACCATTGTGGAATTAAAAACCTATTAGATTTAGTTCCAGAATCTCATGCAAAACTAATTAATATGCTAAATAAGAAAATAGAAGAAGCTAAGAAGGTGGCAAAATGATAATTCATAATTGCGAGCAACGTTCTGGAATTTGGTTTAATTTGCGTCTAGGAAAGATAACGGGTTCAAATGTTCATAAATTGACCACAAAGGCTAAATTTGAATCTTATTATTATGAGCTGCTGGCTGAGACAATTACACGAACCGTTACTGAAGGACATGTAAATGATGCAATGCAATGGGGTATTGACCAGGAGCCTTTTGCAGCCCAATGGTATTGCGATGTAACCGGATTTGATGCATCTGTATGCGGATTTATTGAAGACGAGGCGTCAATAGCAGGGTGCTCGCCAGATTTGCTTGTGGAGCCAAATGGGATGGCTCAAATTAAATGCCCTCATTCAAAAACACATTTATATTATCGTGACCATGGACCGGACAAAGAAATTATTCATCAGATGCAATGGGAAATGTTTGTGTCACAAAGAGAGTGGAATGACTTTATTAGTTATGACCCGAGATGCAAGGGGCTAGAAGGTCATATTCAAAGAATTAATAGAGATGAGAAAATAATTGATGAATTAAAAGAAGGCGCAAAGAAAATGCAAGACAGAATTGAAATGTTTCTATTTGATAATGACATTATTGTTCAGAGATATGTTCCGCCAGTAGTTGTGCCGGACTTAACGCCGCAGGATTTTGACAGAATGAGTTATTTGAGGGCTTAATCATGAATGAACAAAAATGGGAAGATTTATTTATTGGTTTAATAATTGCGATGGAAGGAATTCAAAAAAAATTAGATAAAATAGCGGTTGCTATCGATGATGCTGATAATCATGGAGTCCTTTCAAAAATAGCAGAAAATATAAAATTGAAAAGCACGGAGGATTAAATATGGAGCTATTCTTTTGTTGGTGTTGCTGTTTATTACTTGCGTGTACATTTTGCATACATTCTATTTTGTCTCATTTTTATCACAAAAAAGAAATACTACATCATATGTCAGTAATTTCCAGATTATTTGACGAAAGAGAAATAGCCTCTAAACAAATTTATGATTTGAAAATACAGCTGAGGCAAGATGCGATATTTAAAATCGATTGAAATAAAATTAGCAAATGGCGCAGGCTGGGGAAGTTGGATTGTGCCATTATGCGCCGGATTTATATTTGGCGGACCTGGAGGCGTTGTATTAGTGGCGACAACGTTTGTTGCAAACCAGGGAATTAAGAATTTAGACTATTTAGACAAACATGGGCAGCCGCCATCGATTGATTGGATGATTAACGGGAACTAATATGAAATTATCTCTATTGCAGTTTCTATTATTTGTTTTTGTTTCGATGTGGGTTCTGGAGGATGTTGCAGATGCTTCTTATGAAGAAAAACTCTATTGGTCATCAATTGTTACAATTATAATTGCATATTTGAATAATGCACATGGAAAATTATGGAGCTGGATAAAATTAAGGAAGATGGCATGAAAGATGAATTGTGGATATATACTAAATCTATGATAATTGCATCTTTTGTACTTTTTATAATATTTACAACAGTAGTATTATTGGCTTCTATATTAAATATCGAACCTAGCACTCGGCCTAAACAAGAAATTAATCATAATAATTATGCGGAGAGGAAATGAAACCAATGAGAAATTATGCTCTTTAAAGCGTGAGGAAATTATGGCATTGAAAGGTTTTGGTAAATCAGGAATGGAATGTCTAGAAGAGCATATGGAGCACTTTGGTTTAAAATTAATGGGTGAGGTATGAAAATAACTGAACTAATATCTCGACTTGAAGAGCTAAAAGAGAAGTATGGCGACATGGAAGTCCTAAGGCCCAATTGTTGCTGTTGCTATTCATATGGAGATGTAGAAATGGAATTGTGCGACATAGACTTTAATGCCGATTTCAAGGATTGTTCTTATAAACCAAATGGTGATTATATTTATATTAGTGGATTTTAAATGAAAGCTGAAGAACTAATTGAAAAGCTAAGGAAACATCGGGTGATTTGATGGTTATACAACAATGATGGAACTGCCAGCTACATATTATATAAACCCTAAATCTTTAATTACGGCAAAAGAAGTGTGTCAGATACTAAAAATATCGCTTTCAAGCTTGTATTTGCTAATTAAAGCTGATCGATTTCCAAAGCCGTTAAGAATGAGAGATAAGCCAAAGACTAAGTTGTTTTGGACTTACCAATCAATAATTGATTTTATTAACAAAATGAACGAAAAAAATGAATAAAATTAAAATATCAAAAACAGATTTAGGCACGTACGAATTAACCTGGATAAATGGAGAAAAGTTTTGCATAGATAAGGAAGAATTAAGAAAATTGGCCTGGGATGCTCATGATTTATTGATCGGAATTCCGCCCGTGATTCCTCCTGCTCTTGTAGAAGACGTTTATAATGAAAAACATAAATGTTATTTTGAAAAAGATGAAGAGTATTTAAAATATATTAAATATCAATATGACATGGCTCAGGATTTAAAAGACGTATGTGGTCATATATTGTTCAAAGATGCAATAGAAAGCGCTCATATTGAGCCTTCATTATAAAGCAATTAATTTAACAAGTTAAAATAATAATAATATCTGTTAACAAAAGGTGCAAGATGATAAAAATAAACCCTAATTGTAAAAATGGCGAACATACTTTTATAGCCGCCGTAACTCACATTGATGGCCGCGACCATGTTGTTAGTTGCCTTGTATGTCAGCACTGTTTATATTATGTCAACGAAGATTCGTGGTTTAATCATTTAAAGGATAATTTCTCAAATGAGCCAAAAGAGGCCTCACCAACAGCAGGAGCAGACGCTAAACCCGTGCTTGAGCCCATCAGTCGCCCAAGTAATAAGAAGCCAATTCAATCTTACCCAGGTAAAAGACGTGGTCCAAAACCCAAAGTCCAAGGAAAAATCCAAGGATTAGATATTTAATTAAATAGAGGAATAGTAATGAGTATAATTACCGACGAACAACGTAAATCGATTTTTGATATTTCAATGAATGAAGCACAAAGACTTTTTGGAATTGTCACTTCTGAATTAGATAATATACAAAGCGGACAAGAAAACGGAATTCCAATTGCAATTAGCGTTTCTCTTAAATTGTCAGAATGGCTATTGGCTAATGTGTTATCCAACTCAAAAGATATTGCTCATCGTGATTGCATCCTGGGTAGCGCAATTACAAGCGCGTTAGTAACCGAGCAAAGGATTCTCAAAGAAAGAAAAGAACAAGAGGATTCCGCAGAATGTCTGAATTAAGTTCTATAATCATTCCTGAACCAAAAATAATTGTTTCTAAAGGAACTGATTTAGATATTTATGTCGATAAAGTATTGGCTGACTGCAGTCGTTATAAGCCAATTAAACAATATGTAGTTTATAGAAATAGCAATTTCTTTAAACTAAAAGAAGAAGTAGATACTAAAATTGAAAAAGAGCCATCATTTGAAGTCGCGGGAATTACCAATTTAACGGGAATTTCAAAAGATGAGTATGTTTGTGTTTTAGTGGAATACTTAGAAGAAACTATTTAGCTATTATCTATTTGCGCCTTTTTCTTCTCTGGGGTTGAAGGCGTAAAATCAATAAATCCGTGCATAGGCTGCTCGCCAGGCAATTCTATTTTAATCTGAATCATATCCTCTGCAAGGTCTTCCATCTCTTCCTCTACGGGATTGTCCGGCCCTAAAAAATAAGCGGAGCCAATTCCAATTCCGCATATAATTACAAATATAACAGCAAATGTCATTCTAGCTTTATCCTTGGAACCTATTTTCAATAAGGCTTTTAAAAAGTCGCTCTGTGTCATCTTGTTTCGCCTTTCCGCCAGCGTTGTAGTATTTAATGTAATACTTCGCCATATTTTCAAAATCATTTGGCGCAGGTAATGCCGCCGAAATCATGTAATATTTAATTCTGGTAATTAAAACGCCATATCTTAAATTATGAATTAACGCGTCATCCGAGGGGAAGCATTCGTAAAAGCATGCCGAAAGAACTCTTTCTTTTAAAGCTTTATTGTCATATCTATTTAAATACCGTTGGATATCTAAATGAGTCTTGGATTCAATTTGCGAAAATCCTAATGCCGGCCCTCCTCCCACTTGCTCAACATAATTAAGATGAGACTCGTGAAGAACTGTTCCGAGCATAAGGACATGCGCAGAAGGTGAATACAAATTAGACACCTTCAACGCAGGAACAAGAATAAAATTGTCGTATTGGTCAATATCCAATTAACAACCCTTTTTCTTGCCGCCTTTCATGTCTTTGTCGTCTTTATCTTTGTCTTTCTTTTTATCTTTCATTTTTAGAGTCCTTTATTATGCTGCATTAACAATATTGTAATTGAGGTTAGCAATTAAAGTTCCGGTACCAGTGGTAAATGCAGCTGTTGCATTAGAAATGTAAACCGCTTGATTTATCATATTAACCAAAATGTCAATATTATC